CCACAATGGTAACACCAATATGTCCCTCTACCTGGTCTGTCCTTGCGTGATTCAGAGAGGTTATTTGAGTAGTTTTCTTCTACTACACACCACGAAGTGTGTTTGGAATTTGTTGCCTATTTCCTGGCGGTTTAAAGTTTCCTTCTTATGTCGTTTAAGCGTGTACTCTACCGTGACATACGGGTTCTCTAAGAATAAAGGGTTAGATGGGCCTTGGTTTAAGTTTTTCCATACTTGACTATTGATAGATCCAAATTTAAAACGCAGACGCTATGGAGCTCATAACTTTATCAGCAATTGCAGATCCAGCTCCTTCAGCAACAGCTTTTCCTAAATTAGCAAACGGAGCCTCGTGATTCTTTACAGAAAGACGGGTTCTAGCTCTGTGAACTTGCGATAGCTTGTTGTGGTGTTTATCCCTCAAGGCTGAATTGTGAATGGGAACGTTAGAATTGACAGAGTATTGAACGTTAGTATCAACACCACCCCTTCTTGTAAAAGAGAGGGATTCGTCAGTTATAATTCTTGTTCTAATAATGACGGGCAAAGCCACGCCAGTACCAAAGGTTCCTCCAGCCAAGGTAAGCACAACAGCTAAACCGTAAGGGCAAGGCAAACGCTTGTTAGGTATGGTATCAGGAGGTAGAATATCTGCCATCTCGAGGTCTCCCTCGGAAGCTAAGAAGACTGAGCCAGCGCTTTGCACGCCGTTCTGTCTGTAAGTAACAACTGGTTCGAAGTCGAAACTAGGCGGTCTCCAGACAAATCTGCATCTCTGTCCAAACCTGGTGACAGTGACTTGTTCAGAATTCTGCTGCATTGAAGCAACACTAGGGAAAGCAGGACCGTAAGGGTCGACTCCCGATACAAGGGAATAAACCCCAACGGACGAACCGCCACCATGGAATATGGTGACAGTGCCTCCGCAATTGAGCAAAGTGCCAGTGTATTCAATGTCTACTTCGACTCCTAAAGGTCTAGAATAACCAGAAATGACGTCCACAGTGTTGGTCCTAAAAGAATTGGACCAAGTTCTAGAATTGCCGGAAGTATTCAACGGCAGAAAAGTAGTGGCTCCATTACTGGAAATGAAAGAAGGCATCGAAGTATTGGTAATAGCAGTGCCATTCCAAAACTGCCACGAAATCGTATCAGTGAAAGAATACCACGGGTTAATGGCAAAAGAGCATCCGTTGCCAATATCGGTACCAACATTGCCTGCAACAGGTTGATATTCATGGATTCTGGTAGATCTGCCATAGCTGGCATTGAAGTTATTACAAGAGAGAGGAAAACTAAGTAATTCGTCTTCCATCATCCCGTCTGAAATCATCTGCAATTTGGCTTTGACTTTGGATCTGGGTTGTCGGGTTTTAACAATAGTCGGTTTCACCAGCATTAAACGCGCTGGTTGCGTCTTCGCCGCAGGTCTGCGGCGGTTCGGGCGGGTGGTCTTCTTGGGGACCATTTGCTTCCATCCTTCCGCAGGAAGCATAACATCTCTTGAAAGCGTTCAACATAGGATGGTGTCTATACTCCCACACAAACTGGGAATAAAGAATTGAATCATGCTTAGAAGATAGTAGCCCGAAAAGAGATTTCTCCATCTTGAGTCGCACCACTTTGAGTTCAGGGGAGGTGATGTCAAATTGATGACAACAAAACTCTAATTTAGTGGGGTCTCTATCATAAGGCTTCAAAGGCATCCCAAGAACCTTGTAGTTCTCAACCATATGCTTCGTCTCTTGCTCAATGCAATCATCACCCATGGCTCGAACAGCCTGGGGATCGGATCCGGCCATGACGGACAGAACGCTTCTGCAATAGGAGTTGGTAGACGAAGTGTTGGGAGATCCACTTTTCATGATTCCGTGAATGAGCTGGGAGTAAACTCGGCCTGTGGAAGTGATGTAAACTGAATTTGACATGCACCACATTCTAACTCGGATAAGTTTAGAAAGGACTTCTTTATGCAAGTCACTCTCATAATTATACAGAGCTATTCTGCGTTCGGCATCTGCCATCAAAATCTCTCCTTGAACTCCATGGTCCCAACCAGACACATCTGTGCCGATAAGGTTTCTCAACGCAAGATTCTTTTCGTAAGAAAGAGAGTGAATTTCGCGGAGTCCCTCGTCGGCCAAGGAAAGTCCAGGTTGTGAAGGACATGTAGTCCATTGGGAAATTTCGAGCTTGTTTTGCGCATTGCAACAAAACATGTCTAGTAGAGAATCAGCTAAACAGACCATAAAGATATATCTTGGTCTGTCTATCTTTTCCATAGGTTGTACTTCCCCTTTCAAAATGCACTGGACGGGAGATGTAACTCCGGAGGCAACAAGTTGCTCTGGGGTCATTCTCAACCATTCTTCAGTTGGTTTGGAAAGAATGAGGTAATACCGAGCCATCACGACATCAAGAAACTCTTCCATACTGTTATCAAAGACCTGTCCCTTAGTGTTCCACCGTAAATTGTACGGAAAACCGGGGTTGGCTTTGTGATTAACAACGTTTGTCAATCTACGAAAGATATCTCTTAAAGTGGAGGGATCTGTGGGAATGGTGTAAGATGGGGCATCACAGCGGGGATACAAAGGATCCAACTTTTCGCGTGCCAATCGAATCAGCTCAGGAGAAATAACGTTCCTGTCAACATCGATTTTGGCAGTCTGAGAATAGAGCGAGTTTAATTCTGCAGCTGAATTCCCAGGCCATGAGTGAAATTGTTGTTTCAACTTTTCTCCAAGCCCAGTTCCGACAGCAAACTCTTCAAGGAGAGCAGCGTCTGGAGCTGACTTTGGCTTAGAGTGCGAGTGCTTTGGTTTGGTTCTTCCGACTTCCGCGAGGACTCGGTTGAGCTTTCCGTTGCAGACGACTTCCTTTGCCGGTTGCCACGAGATCTGGTACGTTTGGATGAAGTCTTTGAGAGCTGGGTCTCTGGGTTCTTCGATTCCTTCTGCGCCATAGGGGAACCCTCCGGAATGAGAGGGGGCGCTTTCTCGTTTAAAGAAGAAAGAACTTCTGAAACAGGTCTAATAGGAATAGGAATTCCTGAAGACTTGATCTTTCCAAAAGTAGATTCGGGAAGCGATGCCTCAACCGGTTCTACAATGGTGACTTTCTTCTTCTTCTTTGGCTCAACCACAGATTTCTCCACCTCAACGTGGGGTACCACGGGGGTCTGTAAAGGAATAGGGGGAACTACGGGAAGTTTGAAAGAATCGGGGTTCGCAAGTGGTGCTGCTTTCTCAAAGTACAAGTTGTCTTGACGCCAAGCGTCGAAACGAGCTTGATCTTCCTCATCTAAGCGGGCTTGCTCTTCAGCGTCAGCCCAAACCGCTTGTCCATTCTTGTAAAAGACGACACGATCAGTGTCCTGGAAATTGCGGAACACAGTTCCTCCAGATGGAATTTTGGATTTGGTCCTTTCGCCTTTAGGGCGGGATAAAGCGCTAGCGGAATGTCCTTGCTCCTTCTTTCGATAGTAAGCATCGACCACATCGTCTAGTCTTTCGTGCCGGGCGTCCAAAGCAGCCTGTTTCATATCATCGTCCTCATCGGAGGTGAATCCATAATCGGGATACATGTCTCCGTTCACAGGATCGGACTCGGTGTGATGAGCTCGGATTAAGTAAACGGGAAAGAAATAATTCTTTCCCGTATTCACATTAAACCCAAGGTGTATCCCCACCAAGTTCCCGACGCCATCATACATGGGAGTGCCTGAATCTCCTGGATCAGAAGAACAAGCATGCAAACCTTGTAGAGGCAAACCCTCTTTAAGGGGGTTTAACGGTTTGGAAACAGTACTAGTAGAAAACATCAACCCTGCATCACGTTTGACGATCATTTTGACCACCATATTTTCTTTGCAGTGTGTGTATCTAGCTGCTTTGACTCCTAACAGGGCAAAGATGTTAGGACACGGGGTGATAACAGCAAACTCAGGAGAGGTACGAGTGGCTTTCTGCCTATGAATATAGGCTGAAAACCGTTTTCCCTTGTTTGCAACGCAAATAGGGTAAACCATGTCAGAGGTCAAATTTCCGATGAATATTTCTTCAGGATTTAAGTCCTCAATGACGTGCTCTGCGGTGAGAATGTCGTTACCAATGCGAACTCCAGCGCCAATCTTCCTATTTAGGTGGTAAATTAATACTTGGCTGTTGGGAGGGATAGAATCCACCTTCCGAAGGGGGTTCGCAGAGAAGGCCCTTTCGCGAATGTTAAAGGGGCACCCCGGTGAGTAGGCCTGAGGGCGAATGAAACACGTTCCATCGGAATACATCTCAGTCACCTTCTTTGTGTCTGGGTCTAGTCTTAACTCAATCAACTGTGCTACCACAGCTTTCACGCCCTTTGTCTGTAAAACATGGTCTATAAAAAGCTGGAAACAACAGGTGACGAATATAATAGCGCACCACACAAGGGTGCACACAAAGCCGATCTGCAACCAATACAGTTTGACGTTGTTAAACCATCCCCTTAATAGGGAAAAGCTTTCAGTCGAAACTTGGGAGTCTTCAGGCTTTGGTGCATCGCACGTCGGAGTGCTGAAGGTCATAAGGCTGAACCAGTTTACTACAGTATCAGGCGTTTTGAGAATTAACTCTATGAACGATGGGACTGAGTTTCTGAAGGTCCAAAGGCCTGCGTCAACTTCTGCTTCTCCTAGCGGCTTGGCTGAAGCCGCTACGGGTTTTGAAAAACTGGTTCGTTTCACCATCTTAGCCGCTCTCTCAAACTCTCTTTGCAGCTTAGCGTACTTCCAGGCCCCGGAATCATATGGGACTTGAAAGCTAGGCGGAGTAGCTTTAAGAGGAGAAGCGTACTTCACCTTAAAGGCGTTGACAGTGGAAGTTTGTTGCGAGGTGACTTGATTAACAAGTATCACCATAGTTATCCAAAACAAGGCGTGCCAAACGATCTTAT